AGGCTTATTGACGTAATGGACGAATGGGCCCGCGATTTTGTGCATTCCGATATCTTCGACAAGTCTGGTTAGCCACTTCTTCATCTTCCGCTTGTTGGTAAGCGTTGATTTACTGACACAGTTGGCGTAACTCTTGGCGTTGATGAGTAGATGATTGTGCTGCGGCGCTTTTCTTTGTTCGCTCATATTTCCTTGTACTCCTGTTTTACCAGCCCCAAGAGTAGTTGCTCGGCCCACTCACAGAATGCAGCAACCGACATTGTCGGGTCGCAGTCAAGCGTCAAGAGGTGGTTGTACAGGATGCGGTTATTGACGAAGTCGCCCCTGAAGACTTGCACCTTGTCTCCACCAGACCACTTGCAGGTCCAAATGTCTTTGCTGTCCCCTAATACGTCAAGGGAAACTTCGTGACTGTCCACAAAATTCATATCAATCTCGCTTTCTGGTTAGATTTATCCAATGTTAGACCCAAGCAGGGAGAACACCAGTTGTGCTCCGATACTGCCTTCGTCGTTTTCGCTGCCACCGTCGACGGCGGTGTTGACGACCTTGCGCTTGGATGCAATGAGTGAATAGATTTCCTCGTCAATCGTGCCAGCACACAGCGCATAGGTCGCCGTGACCGACCCCCGTTGCCCCATTCGGTGTAGTCGCGAATAGGTTTGGTCTAGGTCTGCTGGTGTCCATGGCAGTTCCACAAAGATGATGTCCTGCGCTGCTGTCAGTGTATGCCCTGTCTTGGCCGCCTGGATAGAAAGAGTGATGACCCGACACTTCGGGTCGGTCTGGAACTTGTGTTTGGCATCCTCGACTTCTTGCACCGACATACCGCCCTGGATTTTCAACCCACCAAAACGGTTGGCGAGTTCATCAACAATGTCTCTGTGGTGAGCGGCGATAACCACCTTGTTGCCGTTTTCTGTGCGAGCGGCCACCCATTCAATGACGCTTTCCATCTTGGCCTTGGCGGCAAGGCGGCGGAGAACCGATAGTCGCACCAAATCCTGCGATGACTCCGCGCGTATGCGCGCGCGCACGGCTGCGGAGTGCGGTGATGTGCCCAGTTCTATGGCGAGTTTCTTGGCGCGTTCCACCAAGAAAGCAACGATGTCTTTCTGTGCCTTGTCGTAATCGACCATTGCTGAACTTGCGCCAATGAGTAGAAGTTCTTGGTGAAATACTGGCGGCAACTCTTTCAGCACCTGCTCTTTTGTACGCCTTATGTAGCAGACAGACCTAAGTTTTTCGTTGAGTTCTTCGAGATTAGACGAGCCCTCCAAGTGCCACTGTCCCCATTTGTCTTGGAAAGCAGCGCAGTAGCGCCGATAAAAGCCCCAAGTTCCGCCGAAATCCTTGATTTTGCCCAAGATATCCAACTGCGCCACATACTCCGCAGGGCGATTAGTAACTGGCGTACCCGTAAGACAAAGAACTGGCGTCCCAGACGGCGATGAAGACACCACCTTGCGGGCTGACTTTGTTCGCTTTGCCGTCAGGGTCTTGCAGTAATGGCTCTCGTCCAATACATACGCACGATGGGCGGTCAGGTGTGATTCCCAATAGGAAATATTTGAATAGCCAATTACCAGAACGTCGTAAGTGTCGCGCTCTGGAAACTCTTTTTGACCTTTGCCTGCCAACACCGTTGCAACTTTTCGGTCGGGCAGCCACTTGGCGTATTCGGCTTTCCAGTTAAGAACCAGATTGGGTGGACACATGACCACCGCTGGATATTGCTCAAGAACTTCGAGAGTTGCGATTGCCTGCAATGTTTTGCCAAGACCCATCTCGTCGGCGATAAAACACCGTTTGGCTCGCTTGGCATACGCAACACCTGCTTTTTGGTATGGTAATAGCGCGTTTTCAAGACCAGTATTCCCGATGACAATTTCCGCTTCTACTGCTCGACTTGCTTCCGCAAGTTCTAACAACTGCAAATTTATTTCTTTGGCTTTTACAAGTACATCTGATGCAATTGGTTTTTCAAATCGTTCAGCCCACTGAATTGCCTCGTTGATTGCGGTAAGCGGTGCCTTCCATGCCCCAGTTGTTTTGTTCCAAGTAACTGAGGGAATTTGCTTTACCGACCTAACCAAAACAGGGTCGTAATGGAACGAAACATAGATGTCGCCGTCCTTTTCGTATACGCCAATATCTTGCGCACTACGTCTGGGTGGCAACGTGAATAGAAGTACGTCATTTTCAATATCAAATCCGTGCTTTGTGGCGAATTCCCTGGCTTCTTGAACTCGCGAAATAGGACAACGCCACAAGCGGGCTACTTTGTCCCATTTGCAGTCTGGTATTTGTTTAACTTCTGCCACCTGATTCGCGTCATACGGAAAATCAAGAGCAAGACTGTCGTTGTTTAAAAATAATCTACTCGTCATCACCTAACCGATGTCTGTCTCAATATATTGTAATAGGTCTGTCATTTTATTGGCTTTGTTCTTGTGAACACGCCACGAATTGCCAAGTCGTTCGCCTCGCTCGATGATGTCATGGCCGTTGGCCCAACATACCGCCCGATAATTCACGCCAACCCAGCCGTTTTCAGGGTTGCGGCGGGTGCGGTGGCGCAGACCGTCCATCAGCAATACGTACGAAGCGTCTCGGTCATCCCAATCCGATATGCGCAGCATGTTGTTGCCGAATGAGTACCGAACTTCCCATCCGCCGACATCTTTGACCATCTTGAATTTGTTGACATGTGGAACGAAGTCCGTCATTCCGCACATACGCGCAAAGGCGAGTTCTGCGCCCGCGCAGACTGCGTGCTGCCACATTTCCCACACTTCGCCTTCGTAGTAATTGCGGTTGCGCTCTGGTTGGGCAAACATCGGTTCTTGTCGCTCATAGCCAATACGCGCGACGATGGCTTCTTCTTCTGGGGTGAGTGCGTATTCAAACACTGACGGAATGACGATGGTCATAAAATGCTAATGAATCCCCATTTCTCGTTAGATTTATCTACAGGATAGTTCATCCGCGCAATCTTGTGTCGCATTTTAGACAAAATTCTGCCCATGGATACCATCTTCTTTGGTCAATCGGGTGCTGGCAATCCAGCAATTCTTGGGCTCGCTTGTTGAGGCATTCCCTGATGAACTGCGAAAGCGAAACACGTTCTTGTGCCGCCGCTTGCTTCCAGCGCTCTCTTTCTGGTTCGGTAGTACGAATCAACACCTGCTTGTCGGCAGGACCGTCGTCTTCTTTATTGATTGTCGCCACCGTCGGTGTCAGCGTCTCCGCCACCTTGTCTATCGCCGCTTTCAAGTTGTCTTGGTTTTCCTGATTCACTGTCAACCACCTCGGCATCGATAATAGGTGCTTGTCCAAGCATCTTGGCGACAGTATCTTTTGGTAACACACCAGAACTTCCCATCAACTCCAGTAACTTCCTGGCTTCGCTTTCTGGGTCAAATGCGTTGATTGCCTTTGGCATGCCCTCTTGGCCAGCCAATGTGGCACGGATGGGTACCTGTTGACTGTTTTGGGTGACATCGGCAGAAACATTGATGTTGGTTTGTTCCATACCCAACAGCCGTGACCGCCTATCCATGATTGCCAGCACCTGTTGTACGGCCTTCATATCTGGCTCTACCGACACTTCGGTGCCGTCATCAAGGGTGACCTTGCGATGCTGGGTAAGCGGCCAAAGAGCCGCCTGCATCGCATCCAATCTCTCCAGTTCCATACGCAGGACTTCTGGATAAACCAAAGAACTTTCTTTGTTGAGTTTTTCTAATTGGCGAGAAATCGCCAAACCAACAACTTTTGACGAAACGCCAAATCGCTTGGCTATTTCGGATATCGCCACACCTGCCTGGCGCATCTTGAAAATGCGTGAATCTCTCTCGGCGAGAAATTCTTTCGTTAAGGGAGTATTGCTCATGTTGTCACTTTCAGTGAGGCTGGCCATTCAACAACCTCAAATGGGAATCGTTTCCCCCTCTTAATTCTAGATGGCCACTGACGCTCGTCACGCGCACCTCGGAAATGCCGAACGTCGTAATGATGCGCCATGCCAGTCATGTCGGGCTGGAGGGCAACGCCGAACTCTGGCCACCGTGACCAGACCGCCGAACCGAACGGGCGCAACTCCCGCGTAGTCATAGATGTGCCCAGCGGTGCATGATGCTCTAACCACATTGCGCACTGATAGATGTCGCGAATGGTGTCAAGATAACGAGCAACTTCTATGGCTACGGCTTCACTTGTCCTGCCACCTGGGTCGATAAACGCTTTATACAAAGGCCCCATCACCAGTAGAGATGGCTTGGTTTTTTCCAACATTTCCTCCAGCACGGCCCTATCCTCAGCCAACAATAAATCCAGCCCCTGAGGCTTAATCAGCAGGTGTGCTTGTGGTTTTGGATTACGAGATACCGACTGCGCGGCGGCATAAATTGAGCGAGATGTGCGACGAATAATGCGTTCGGGGTTTTCAAGGTCGACCGACAGTGTCGTTTGCGGTTTAATTGGCTGATAAGTAAACGGATGAATTCCAAAACCGACACATATTGCAACCTGT